TTGTGGACTCTACGACACAAGCGATTATGCGATTCAGGCAGGGCGGTCTGATCGGTCACCCTGAAGACTACGTAGATGAAAAGGCAGAGACTCGTAAAAGGAATTATTATTAATGTCGACTAAAATTATAAGAAATTATGTAGCGAAAAAACTTTACGAACAAGGTGGCACTATCGCTAACAGAAAGTCAGTGGATTTCTCAACTGCTGCTATGGCAGAAAGATTAACAGAATTTGGTATAGATCCTCGTTTGATAAAAAGCGAGTCAGAATTAATTGGTTCTCTGAACATTATAAAACAAATGCAAGACAAAGCATTTGATAAAAAATTTAGTGGTATATTAAAAACTGGTAAAGTTATTAGAGCTGATTTTGGTAAACCTTTTAAAGAAGAAATAAAAAAAATAGAAACAGAAGGAGAGATCGCTAAAAGAATTAAAAAAGATAATAAAAAAGGCATCGCTAATATACAGAAAAGAATTTTAGAAGAAGATAGAGAAATAGAAAATTTATATGGTGGTGCTGGTTTTGGTAAAGATCAAGAAATAGATGCAGAGTTTCTTGCAGAGTATTTAGCTGAAAATGCTGGTAAAGTTTATGATGATCTTCCAACAATGGAAAGATTAGATTTTTATGACAGAGCTTTTAATGCTTTAACAAGATACAAAAGAACAAAAGGCACAAGTGTTATAGATGAACCTAAAAAATTAGATCCAAGAACAAAAGAAAAAATGGATGACATAAAAGAAATAGAAGATCCAGAAGACATGGCAGACGGTGGACGTATTGGTTTTAAAATGGGTAGACGTGCTTTCTTGCAAGCTCTTGGTGCAGGTCTAGCAGGAACAGCTGCAGTTAAATCTGGTATCGTCTCATTAGGTGGTAAGACTGCTGGTAAAGAAGCTGTCAAACAAGTTATCAAAACACCTAGCGTTGCAGGTAAACCAGAATGGTTTGATTCATTAGTTAACAAAGTTATAAAAGAAGGTGATGATGTTACTAAAAACTTTGCAACCAAGGAAAGAGAGATCGTTCACAAATTAGACATAGATAATCTTGATGATGTTAAAGTTACACAAGATTTAGACGAGGGATTAATTAGAGTTGAGTACAATTCACCAAACAATATGGGTGAGGACACAGTAGAGCTTGTATTTAAAAAAGGTAGACCAGAGGAAGAAGGTATGATGCCTGATGAATTTTATGCCGTAGAAAAAGAACCTAGAGCTGTTGGTGGACCTGAAGATGCAGACCTAGAATTTGATGGTGAAAATTTAGTTAAAAACGTTAACGACTTACAATCTGATACATCAAAATTAAAACAAGTTGCAACTGGTAAAAAACAAACCATGAGTGAATTTGTAAATAGTAAAAAGAAAAAAGATAGAGTTAAATCAATAAACGAAGATCAAGTAGAGCAAGCAGAATATTTAGAAACAAAATATGGTCCTTACGAAAGATATTTAAGTGAAGATGTAGATGCTGATTTTGCATCAGGCGGTATCGCTAGAATGTTAGGAGAATAATGGCAGACCCTAGAAGTCACGGACAGATGATAAATTATCTCGTTAGAAATAGCGAGGATAAAAAACGTATGCGTGAATACTTTGAGACAAATCAAATAACAACTGCATCAAATATTAATAGACCTAAAGGCGCCGAGGTAAGACAAATTTTTGAAGACTTTAATTTTCGTAACCCACTAGCAGATGGTGGACGAATTGGTTTTGCTAATGGAACAGATTTTACAAAAATATTTGGAAGAAAACTTTTAAACAAACTTTCACAAGAGAGGTTTGGTTTAAATTTTAAAGATCTTCCAACAGAAAAAAATGATCCTAAGAGAGAAGTAGGTAATTTTAGAAGACGTATTTTGAAATTTCAAAACTTTATAAAAGAAAATAATAGACAGCCTACTCAGTTTGAAGCTAGAAGTTTAGGTTCTAAAGATAGAGCTAAAACAATAGCTCAAACAGATAAACCAGAAGTGACAGAGGAAGATATAAGAAATAAACTTATACAAGATAAGAAAAAAGCAAAATTGTTTAAAGGTAAACTTATTTTTGCTGATGAGAATATTCAAAACGAATTTGAAAATGAATTAAAAAAAAGATATTCAGTTGCTAGAACATCAGCAAAGGGTAAAGAAATAGGTGTTTTAAGTGATAAAGAAATATATGATAAATTTTTAAAACCTGCAGGATATAAACCAGAGTCTACTAGAACATTTATTAGTAATTATAAAAAAATATTAGATCAAGATTTTAAACCGTTAACTAAAGCAGAAAAAGATGTTGGTAAAGTTTTAACAGAGGAGGAAAAAATTTTATCTCAAGGTGGTAAACGAATTAGTGGAACTGTGGAAAATCCAGCTCACCATTTATTTCCAATAGGAGATAATATACAAACTAAAGCACAAGATTTTACCGTAATACCTAGAGAAATAAATAGTCAAATACAAGATGCAAATAAACAATTAAGAGAATTAGTTAGACAAAGAAGAAAGATATTATTTGAAATTAGACCCGATGTTTCTGATTCATCAGTAAATGTAAAAAATTTAGATGTAGAATTAGATAATATAAATAAAAAAGCTGAAGAAATAATTACAAACCATTACAAAAGATATCCTAAACACGAAGGTTTATTAAATTTTAAAAAGCTTGATATTATTCTTGATAATGAGGGGAGACTATTAATGGAGCGTGGTCAACCAGTAGTACGTCAAATTGGAACTTTAGGTGGAGACTATACAAAATGGACTCTCGCTAATGTAGATAAAACTATTTTAAATAAAAATATTGTATCATTAAGTAAAAATGAACTTAGAGATTATAGAGGAGCTATAAAAGATGTTTCTATCGCTAGAGATGCGGGAGACATAACAAGAGGAGCTTCAACAGAAACAGCAGCTACTTTAAAAAGTCAGATGACACAAGATCTAGGAAAACTAGG